TTATTTTTATATAAAACAGGATTACCTGTTATTATATTTACATTTACAATCATCCATTGTAAATAATCCAAAATACCATCTTTTGTCAGGTATTTGTTATAAAATTCTAAACCATTTTCTGCAATCTTTTTACATAAATTATCATGTTCTTTACACCAATTAATTTGATCAATTAAATTACCTAAATCTTTATCAACTGGAACATAATGTTCATATGGTTTTAAAAATTTCATAAACCACAACGTATAATCTGATTCAACCAATAAAATTGTAGATCCCATTGATAATTCTAAACTTAGTCTATATGCTTTTGAATGACCATCTATATTAATAATATATTTAAATTCAGATTGTTCTTCTGGTGACATGTATTTAACTAATCCAAATGATAATTTTTTTATATCTATTGTTTCAAGATATAGCTTGTCCTTCTTATTTACCAATCTGGGTCTTGAATTCCAACTTGTAATACCTGCATTAAGTGTATCTAAATCGTTTAATTCATGTGATATTTCGGCCAATTTCAATCGCATATTAGTGTTAACATTAATACCTTTACCAGTACTTGCTCCTCTAAAAATAGCTGTGTTCTTTTTATTTTCCCAAATATGTTCAAATTTATGTTGAAAGCTTTTAATGGGTTTTGGAAAATATGAATCAGATTCAATATTAATAACTCGAGACCAATCTTCCCAAGTAGGAATCGTAATGTCCGCGTTATATTTTGAACCGGTCATAGAAAATATAGGAGAATAAGATTCATAGATATGTTCTTTATTAGGTATTCTATTATCAAAGTTTTCATTATATAATTCATTATAAGATTCTGAGTCATCAAGTGTTAACAATGGAAAATCTCTCTTATTGACAAAAAAATCAAAATCTGGTACAGATCTTAATTTGCATAATTCTTCGAACATATGGTAAATTTGATGAATTCCAGAATCACCTTCATTAATAGGATATTCATAACGAACCAAAGTATTATTATTGTACCATTTTGAAATATCTTTATTTACATATTTTGACTTAAAATTTCTGGATTCATTTTTTTGTGATTTTTCTATAATTTGTAATATTTCTTCAAAAGACATATTAATATTTTGAGACCAATTATTTTTATAATTAACATTGCTAAAAGGTAAAAATAATTTTACTTGGTTATCTCGAACACTTATAAATATACCTTTTTTATATTTATTAAAAATATATTTAAACGTATTATCAATTGCAAAAGATGATAAATTTCTATATTTCTCCCAAGTAATATCTATAGGTATCGGCATAATATTAAACATATTTGTTTCTAGATTTATATTTTTTACGCCTATGATTTGTTTATATATCCTATGTTCATCAAATTGATTTTTATCACCTGCCGTAAAATGTGTTTGTCTAAAATGAGAATATCTTTTATTTGTTTGTACTGTATTTTGATTATGCTTTAAAGCATCTTCTTTTGTAGAATAAGGCTTAAATGATGTCTTTTGCATTATTATAGTTTATTTTTAAGAATTTTTATTTTAAAATTCAATTTTAGAAAAAAAAAAAATAAATTTAAAGTTTTTTCTTATAATATGATAAAATGTATACTAAGTTTTTAGCAACTATTTTAGTAATTTTAAGTTTTATGGCAATGGCTTACTGCCAACTCGCAAAACCTCAAGTAATCGAACCCTTTGCCGGTCTTCATTATCCTTTTGTAGGTATTAAAGACCGTACATACATTGGACCTGATGGAAATTGTACTTCAAACCCATCAAATGCATCAGGTGATTATAATTTAAACCAAAACCCTCAAGTAAATACAAATCAAATCGTTGAAACACAAAATAATGGTGTATTCAAATCACAAGGTACGGCTCCTATGGCGGCTCCTATGGCGGCTCCTATGGCGGCTCCTATGGCGGCTCCTATGGCCCATGCGGGCCCTCCAGCCCCTATGGCTCCTTCTACGACCGATCCTACATATCCTCCTCTGGGAACAGAAGGTTATCAAAACACAGGATGTACAAGTTGTGGACAATCTGTAGAAACGCCAAGTTTTTACACGGTTCCTGGAACTCATGAATCAAATCTTGCACCAAGATTCCAAAATACTCAATTTGGTGCAAATATTACATATGATTTCCCTCAACAAGATATGATGGCTGCTGATCCAAATGATCCATTATCATTGGCGAATGCAGTAGAACAATTTGAACAAAAAGATAATAATTCACATGAAAATGTTCAAACTAAATTCGCACAAGTTCATGAACCAATTGCTTTACCACGTACTATGGATGGTCCTCGTGAAAATTATGACGAACATGCTGGTGCGGGTGGATCTGCACCACAATATAGAGTTGTTGATAGAGTAATTATGTCTCTTGCCAGCAACCGATTGAGAGGTCAAGGTGATTGTATTCGTGGTGATTTACCAATTACACCAGATAGCAGTCATTGTGGATGGTTTAGTTCAAGACATGCTAACCCAGCACAAACATTATGTACGGGTGCGATGAATGTACTTGCTGGTGCGAATGAATCAACACAGGCGTTAGAAAAATTGATTACATCAACTTCAACAATATCATCAGTTGGAGGAACGTCAACTGAACCAGAAATGAATTCATATATGGATAATGTTGCACAACATTATGGTGCACCAAATGGTGCTGGAGGACTTGGAACATATGGATCACCATAAGGTTATGATATATTGTGTAGATATTTTAATTTTTGTTAAAATTAAAATAATTATTTAATTAATTGAGATAAATCGATTAAATTTTTAAAAATTTTATCTAACATGATGTTGTTGTCAAATAATAATCTATCAGTATTTAAGGATAGATTATGTTCATATTTACGTAATTCAATGATCGCGTTTGCAATTTGTTCTTTTTTATTGTATAGTTCGGTAACTTTTTTATATTCATAATTTTTTCTTTTAATATATTTGGCTTGTTCGTCATTTTGAGTGATTTGAATTCTTTGATTGATAGCATCGATTTTATCTAATATATCAGTAATATAATTATCAACAGTCATAAATAATTTTTTGAATCTTTCAAGGTCGTTTCTAATATCACATTTTTTTTCATTAATTTTATTAATTATTTGTAATATTTGATATTGTTTTTCTATCATTTTTTCTAAATGTTTTGATTGAACGTCTTGATTTTTATCTAAAATTGCTCTAATACCATTTTGTAATTGTTCTAAATCATCTATCAATACACGACTATTTTCATAAAATACTTCCAAATCTATTGTAATATATAAATCTCTATCATTAGTTTCTTGATGTTTTCTGATTCGAAAACATTCAATGCTTTCATCTTGATGTAAAACTGCTAAATAACCTTTATAAATAATACAAAATCGATATTTTAAAAATTTAACACAGTATTGCAATCTTTTTAGTTGTCTAAAGATATCTTGAAGTATCATATTATCAGATTCTGCAACATCTTTTAAAATAATGGGTCTTTTATATTGTGTAGTCAAGTTTTTTTCCATATCTGTATTTTCACAATTTTCAATTTCATAAGGATATTGAGAATTTAATTGTATTTCATCATAAGTATCAGATATTAATTTATCATCTATTTTACCTGCATATTTATGTGATAAGTTATCTGCTTTTAGTAAAGGTATTGATTTAATTCTATATACAATAGATGCATCACTCGTTCTTGGTACAAATTGATATTTATCTGAAATAGCAATATAATATCTATCAATTGTGTTGATCGATAAAATTTCTACAAATCTGCAGAAATTATCTTGTATAAAGTATTTTCTAATGATGAAACCTTTTTTTTCTAACATATTAATTAATTTGTCTATAGATAATGGCATTCTATAATTTGATAAATAATTATAACTATTTAAATAAACATTTATAATAGTTTAAATTATGGCAGATTCTTTATCATCACTACCAACAGATAATACAATACCTCATCATAATGAATTAAAAGTAGTTAATGAATTATTTAAAAAACATGGTAATTCTTTTGATTCAATTGTTGGTGAATTCAAAATACCAATAATATATGGTATAATATTTTTTATACTGTCTTTACCTGTTTCTACAAACTGTATAAATTATATTGTACCATCTATTGAAAAAGATGACACAAATGTTTTTACTATTCTGATTAAAACACTTTTATTCATTTTATTAATTTATATCATTATTAATTATGATAAATTGTAAAATTTATAAAAAATTTTACAATTTATTAACTGCTTTTATTAACTGCTTTTATTAACTACTTTTATTAACTACTTTTCTTAACATCATTTTTTCCATACATATAATAATATCCAGCAACAACTATTACGGTTAAAACCGTCGAATAAATTCCTACTTTTTTTAACGAAATTTCTGTTTCGTCTTTATTATCAGGGTTTTCTTCCATTACAAAACCAGGTTTCATAAAATATAAGATTGCAGCAAAAACAATAGGAACTGCAACAAATATATAAGGAGGTTTACAATATTCCATATAAGATGATTCTGTATTAGGATCTGTTGATTCAGTCATATCCATATTTAATACGTGATTAACATCTCTTTGCATATCATTATAATTGTGTTTTGACATAATTTTATATGTTTATTATTTTTTTAAGTAATTATTTATATCTTATAATAAAAATTAGGTTAAAATTTTGTAAAATTTTAAATTTTTTAGTAAATTTATTAAAAAATTTAAATTTATTTATATATTATAAATTATGGATAACAAAATGATTATTATCGATTTACCAACCAATAATTGCAATAATTCTATTAATTTTATTAAACAACAAATTGAAATGAAAAATTCTAATAATGTTTATTTCGCTGATCAAAATATGATTAAACACTCTATTACTGACATGAATAAATTCCCTTATAGATATTTTTATAGAGGTAATTTTAATGAAAATCCCACAATTTTCAACCGTGAAACCGGATATCAACAACGTATACCCACTATATCTGATCCTGTTCAAATATATAATTCCAAAGAAGAACTATTAAAAGATATTGAAGAACATACTCCCAAAGTATGTTTCATGACTTCTAGACGCACCAGACACAGATGTATTGCATCTGAAGAATCTGAAAAAAATAATATAGAGGTTAATAAACAAATTATTCACAATAATTCAATTTAATCATTAGATCATTAGATATGATAAATTATATAATGTAACATTATATAATTTTAATAATTATCAGATTATCCGATTATCAGATTATCAGATTATCCGATTATCAGATTATCCGATTATTCATAATCACGTACATCAATACCCACTGGAAATCTTGGAATACCTGATTCTTGTGATTGATCTCCAGTTGCTTGATATCTAACAGTCAACATTTTGCCTATATATTTTTCTTTATTTTTAAACATTTCACGTCTCAACTCTATACTGCCACGAGGTCTTACATCAAAAGTACCAGCATCTGTCGTACATTCAAATACAATAGCACCACGTTCAGTTCCTGCACCTGGTTTTGCACCAACAATTTCAAATTCTGAATCTTCAAATGCTTTAAATTTAAGTAGATTATTTGAGCGAACTTTAAATTCATATGGGGCCATTACGTTTCTACACATGACACCTTCGAAACCTTCTGCAACATATTGATCATGAAATTTCATGACATCTTCATCATTTGATCCAAGTTCATAATATACAAATTTCAAGTTATCGGAACCACTTGATAGATTATATTTTTGTTCAAGTT